CGTCTCGCGGTCCGCAAATTGGGCAAACTCGCTCATCTGCTGCGGTGAGCCACTGCCACCTCTGGAATCCTGCTGCCTTGTATCTCTCCCATGCCCCTGTGTTGAATGCCCTTATGGTTTCAGTGCGAGCTATGGCTTGGGCTCTGGCTATGGGCATATTGAAGTCCTGGGCTATCTTCTCATAGAGGTCTCTTCTGCTCCAGTTCTCCATGTTCGCCCTGACCAGGGTCTCCCTCAGCTTCTTTCTCAGGTCACCCCGGATGCCGCGGATGTATTCTAGAGTGAGACCGCGAAGGGTTGCGATGTTCTCCTCGTCGGCGATTGAGACGGCAAGGTCTATCTCGACGCCTGCGAGCCTAAGCTTGCGGAGGGCAAACTGCACGCCACGCTGGTATGCAAGTGGCAGGAAGCGGTCTATTACCTGGAGCGCCTTCTCCCTCCCAAGCTCCTCTTCGATTGCGCTAAGTACCTGCTGAATTGTGTCCTCTGTGATTGTTTCCCAGCCTTTGAGAATTTCGAGAGCCCTGCGCCTCGCCCTTATCGGGAGTTGCTGGAGCGCTCTCCTGAAGTCGGCTCTGAGCGTGGCTGTGCGCGTGGGGTCGATTTCAACCATGAAAAAGGAGCGGGAGAAGGACTTTTTAACGAGCTACTCTTCAATTGGCTCCTCCTCATTCAGCGGAGGCAAGCCGAAGTATTGCCTTGCCTCGTCGAGGGTCATAATGCCCTTCTCATAGAGCATTGCTGCAACTTCTGCCCAGATGGAGTCGTCCTCTGCAAGCGGGATTTCGAACTCTAGGTCAAAGTCACCTGGGAGTAGCGGGAATAGCACCCGTTCATACTCGGAAATAACCGTCTCCTGGATTCCCTCGATGTATTTCTTGAATACCCTTAGCTGATTTGTGCTGGTTGCCCTGTTGCTGCCCTCTGGGACGCCAAGGAAAACAGGCGGGACTCTTAGAGCTCTCTGGGCTTTGCTCTGGAGGTGCTGAATGAAGTTTACAAGACCGTTCCAGTCGTGGCTTGCTGCGAGGTCTTTTATTTCAATGGTGTCGTCGGTGCCTATCGTGTTGCTGATTTTGAACTCCCTTGCTTCGTCGTCGAGCTGCTGAACCCTGTCAGAGAGCGCATCTACCGCTGACTTTATTTTCTCTTCAAGGGGCGTCAAACCTGTTGCCGGGTCTTGCATGAGCTCTCGATTGTCTCGTGGCTTCCCTATCACATGGAGGAGCCTGTGAGCATCTCTGTGTGCAAGGTGAGCGGCAGTTACCTCAACTCTCCTGAGTAGCTGAATGATGTCGTAGCAGGGGTGGAGCAGGCTTATGCCATAGACGTTGTTGGCAATGACGTTGTGCCGGAAGTGCATTATGTCGTTCGGCTCATATTCTTTGTAGTATTGGCTCTTTGAGTCCCAGGTCTTTTCAGGGTCATATAGGTATGCCTCCACCCTACCCGTTATGTCTGTTTTGATCTTAATGTGCGCTGGGTGGAGAACCTGTAGGTCTACAATATGCTCTCGCTTTTCTGGTTCAACTGGTATCGTGTAGGCGTTGCCAAAGATTAAGTGGGTCTTGACGTTGTTCTCGGTGACTTTCTGGAAGCCTATGTCCTCAGACCACTTCTCAATCCTCGCAACTGTTGCCTCTTTGCCCTGGAAAGTCATGCCCCCGCCTACCGCAAGGGCTGTGAGTGTGTCAATCGCCAGAGCCACGTCTAGGTCGTTGTAATAAAGATTCTCGTATGTTGGATAATTCGAGTGCGGGTCGAAGCCTATCGTTGAATCTCCTATGAGAGCCTGAGCAGCGAGAGCCACTCTGTCTGAGATAGCCTTTATGACCGCCCTCGTCTTCCGAGAAAAGCTCTTTGCGAGTGCGTTTCTTATTCCCATTGTGCCTATGCTAGAGTCTTGGACTTTATAAGGAAAACCAGCTCAGAGGTAACTAAGGTAACCTATGGTTACCCTTAATCGGTGTAAACAACAGCTTTGCCAGGTCTCATCGGGGTTGCCTGCTCCAGCGCCTCCAGCGCCAGGGCGAGGCTATCTGGGAAGTCGTCGTGGTAGCCTGCACCCTCGGGGTGGTGGCAGTTCCAGAGCCCTCCTGGTTTGATGTCCTTCTGGAGGTCTATCATCTGCTTGATGAACTTGTTGCGGTATTCGTCCTGCCCTCTCGCCGGGTAGCGGAGCTTTGCCTCCTCGATGACCTCGCCGTTTACTCCGAGGCGTGGGAGCATGACGCTGGCGAGCCTCTTATACAGCCTGTCCTTGTTCTGCGGTGTGAAGGGCACTCCTATAACCGGGACTCTGAGCTCTGCCTGGAGGCGGTCAACCATCATGTCCTGCGTGCCTGTGCTGTCGCAGGCTACGGCGAAGCAATAGGGGTATTGCTCTACGAAAGCTTTGATTAGCTCAAATTGGGCATTGTAGTCGTCGCCGTGGAGCTCCAGCCAGCCTAAGATGCGGTAGTCTGTGCTTACCGCGGTTAGGACTGTGCTGTCGTAGCTCTTGCCGAAGTCTATGCCTATGGCGCATGGCACTCTGCTCGCTCCTGCCTCATAGTCGCCTTCTAGGGCTTCGAGCTGCTGGAGAGTGATGAACTGCCCGCGCTCAAGTACCCAGATTAGGGCGTATTGGGTCTTGAATGCGTCGCTGTCTATGCCAATAGTCCGGATTCTCTCTTGGATGTGCTTCTCGTATGCGAGTTCAAGAGGGTCGCCTGTTTTCTCGTAGCGGAGGCGCTTCTCCTCTATTACTCGCTTGTAGTCTACCTTAATGGCTTTTCCTGCTGAATCGAACTCGTAAAGCTTGCATTTGCGGTAGCCTGCCGTCCCTATATAGACCACGGTGGCATTTGTTGCCGCACCCATTGGTAGAGCAGTGTTGTCTATTCGCTCGTCTAAGAGGTCTTGCGCCTCTTCGAGGATTATGAGATGTGCAGTTTTAGACTCAGGGTGACTCCCAGGGCTGAGGGTGAAGCAAAAAGCCGTTGTGCCATTGCTGAGGCGGATAGTGTTGCCGTTCTTCTCCTCGCTTATGAGACCAAAGTCCGCCTCAAGCTTCGGGAGAGCGAGCTTTATCCTGTCAAAGTCAGTCTTCGCTTGCTCTAACTGCGGGGCAAAAATGATTGTGTTAAACGTCCTGAAGGCTGGTAAGCCAAGCTTCCTGCACAGACTGTGGTAGAATACGTGCAGGAAGAGGACAGTATCCACCACCATCTCGGTCTTGCCTGATTGCCTCGAAAATTCTATAGCTATGTGCTCGCCTTTACCGAGAAGGACGCTCTTTATTATTCTGTTGCTTGGTTCGCGCTGGAAGTCGTAGAATGGTTTGCCGGCGTCTCCATACTTCTCGACGAACCTGTCTCTGAGGGCAAAAATTCGCTGCCAGACCTCCTCAGTTATCCGAGGCGTCTGTATCGCCATCATCGTGGATACCTCGCAGAAGCTCCTCGACTATCCTGTCCTGGACGCTGAGCTCAACGCGCTGAGGTGCCTGCCGGAGTACCTCAAGGCTCTGGAGAATCTTAATGAGCTTCTCCCTGGCGCTCTCTGCCCGCTGGAGAGCCTGAAGCTTGATGTGTTCCCTGTCAGTGCTGTGGTAGATGCGCCACGCCTCCCTCTCAATCTCTTTGAGCTGCAAGGCTGTCTCCGCTATGAGATTCTGCCCCTCTGTGGTGGTGAGCGCCTGAAGGATTTCATCAATTACAGCGTTCACATCTTTCCGGATGGTCTCATGACTAACCCCGAGCAGGTTTGCCATTTCGCGGTAGCTCAGACCGCGGATGAAGTACTTCTTTACCTGCTCTCTCCGCTGAAGAACCTTCGCCGGCGGGCGCCTTTTCTTCTTGCCCATTTTCCGTCAACCTTTGTCAATTCTCCCGTCCCTGAGTTTTGATCCATTCCAGGAAGCCCTTGCAAACTGCCTCAAGCGCCTTGCTGCGGTTGGCACTGTCTATGAGCTTCTGGGCTTCCTTCATGGCTCTGTCATAAGCTGGAATCTGCTCCCTTACGACTGGATAAACATTGTCTACCTTCTCCCTGCCTATGAATTCGAGAGCCTTCTGAATCGCTTCCTCGAAGGTATCGAACTGCCGCGGGTCTAAGGCGATGATGATTTCGACCGGGATTTCATCATCCTCCAGAGGGATAATTTCGTCCTCCTCTATCTCCGGGAGTTCCAGGGCTTCTTTGATTTGCTCAAGCTCGCCCTCGGAGAAGCCGAGCTCCTTCTCCAGCCATTCAAGCGAGAACTCCTTTTCGAGGTCTACGATTAGCTGGGCGAGCTTGACAACATTGAGCTCTCCGCGGATGTTGTTCATTCTCAGGGTGTCGAGCTTTGCCTCGGTCTCGCTCTCCTCTAGGAGGAGAACCGGGAAGGTCTCTATTCCGAGCTCTTTGGCTGCCTTCCAGCGATGATAGCCGTCTATGATTAGCGCCTTCTCGCCGTCCCTCTTCAGGGCGAGGATGACGCCCTTCTTTCCGCTTTTCAGCGAGCGCTTCAGAGCCTCGTATTTGGTCTCGCTCATTTCGTTGGGATTCCACTCATTCGGCTCCAAGTCATCTATTGGGAAGTCTTTCACAAACTTCATACCAGACACCTCGATATTGCATACCTTGCTCTGTCATGTCTGACTTTATGAGCCTGAGGTAGCCTTTTGCTGTACCACCGCTCCCTCCACTCCTCTATTATCTGGCTGGCAGGCTTTAGTTTGCCCTTCAGCCTGCCCTCTGGTTGCTCCCCTCTGAGGAATTGTAGAGCCTTCTTTCTCAGAGGCACAAAGTAGTAGCCATAGCCGTTCTCATCCTCGCCTATGAAGTTGAAGTTCGGGAGGCGGTCATACATTACCGCTTTGCCGTGGAGGGTCTTAATTGTGAGAGCTGCCACCTTGTAGCTGTATTTGAGCTCAACGGTGCGGATTGCCTCCTTAGAGGTGGCGAGCATTGCGAGGAGCTTTCCGCCGAGAAGCTGACCGAAGCTCCTAACTGGCAGGCAGCGCCCCAGCCTGAAGATGTGGTTCCTCCTGATTGGCTCCTTATCCCTCCAGATGTAGCGGTCAATTACCTTCCATCTAACCGAGTAGTCCACGAGGCTGAAGCCTCCTAGGAGGTTCCTCGTTGTCCTGTCAAAAACCAGGAAATAAGTTGACCTGCCCTGTCCGGTGTCGTGCATCTTCTGAGGCTCTGAGGATACAACATATCTCAGATAGTTGTAGAGCCAGGCGTGCTTCTTATCAGCGAGCACTAAAACAGGGTCAAGGTTCTCCCAGTCCGGCTCTCCAAAATACCTCAAGGCTTTGAGCTCATATTTCTTTAGCCGGGCTTTCTCCTTTTCTGGTATCATTTCCTCGCCACCACAATAATCGGGTTGTTTTTGCGGTGTTCGTTGATTAGGTATTTCTTTGTGGTTCTACCCCTCTTTTCTATCTCCCTTATCAGCCATTTTAGCGGGATTTCTGCCTCTTCGTGGCGAATGAACCATATCGGGATGTGGTCTGCCGAGTCGAGGATTTCTTTCCAGAGCTTCTTTAGCGGGATTTCTTCAACCTCTATGGGCTTGCCGAGAAGTTTGTTTATCCAGCCGTAGGTGTCGGGGTAGGCGCTGTGCTCGTATGTGGGCGGGTCCATGCTGGCTATATCCCCGTCGTGGCTGGCAAAGAAGTCTCTGGCGTCACCCTGGAATGCTCTGTTCTTATGCCCGTTGATGAATACTGCTGAGTTGACCTTGTGCATGGTTCGCTCAAGGTTTACTCGCCTCTGGGTCTTGGGGTTCTTTACAAGGTACTGCGATGGGAGAGATTCCAGCATGACTTTGACGGCGAAGTGCTTCTCTATCGGTCTCTTAGCGTTGCCCATGAGCCTGTCAAACAGGGAAGTGTCCACGTAATATTCCCCTGCTACCTCTGTAACTCCGCGGTAGTCTGTCTCTTTGAGCAGGTGATTTAGTGTTCTGATTCTCTCCTCGCGCTCGATTAGAGCCTGGGCGGTTACGTAGGACATGGGCATGAGGTCGTTGCTGAGCACCTGGCAGCCCATCTTCTTAGCCACGAGGGAAACTGCACCGCTGCCTGAGAAGCCGTCAAGGAAGATTTTATCTCTCAGGTCGATTTCCCGCCTGAGTATGGCAAACTGGAGGAGCACCGATTTTCGTGTCCCGCCTGTGAATGGGTATAGCGCTTCGAGAGGCTTCCACGTCTTGCCCAATTACCCCCCTCCTGAAAAAAGAGGTATGCAGGGGGAGGGTTTCGAGCCCTCGCCTCCGCGCTGGCTGCGCGGTGTTCTACCAGCTAAACTACCCCTGCTTATATGAGATAAGTTTGAGTCGCTCTGAGAATTGACCCGTCCCCGAGGATGTGGTGGACTTTGATACCCATCGCTCTGAGGTCGCGAGCTATCCAGTACTCCCGGTGGCAGTGGGCCGGGTGGAGCTCTGCACACATTATGCAGATGTTCCCCCGCTTCCTGAGCTCTATGAGGCGTTGTAACCCCTCCTTGTAACCCTCTGGCTTGGTGTCAGATAGCCCTCCGAGCTTGTCACCCATCCAGAGGTATCTGTCTCCCAGAACCTTTCTGAGCCTCTCCGGGTACATGTCTTTGTTCCAAGTGCTGTATGGCTTCCTCCTGACATCCACGAGAAGGACAATTCTGTAGGAGTCGAGCACCTCAATGAGGTCGGCAATAGTTCTTGAGCCGTGTCCAATTGAGTATATCTCTCCTTCCACGCTACCACCTGCATCGCAAGCCACCTACCTCTTCGCCTTCCTCGTGGTGAGGAAGGAGCGGGGAAAGCCCAAGCCCACCCACCTCATCGAAGAGGTAGGTGGGGGGCGCCCCGAGAGGTAGGTGGTTTGTTTAGACTTTATAAATGGCTTCATCAAGCCTCCTACTCGTTGCCATGCCTGTGAGCCTGTACTTGAGCGGGATTCTCTCCCTGAGCCTCTTTGCTCTCTCCTTTCTCTCCTTGCGCCTCTGCCTCATGGTTCGGCGCTGCCTCTCTTCCCAAGAAATAGAGGTGAGGATTTGCTGTCCCTTCTTTTCTTCAACCTGTGCCTTTAGAGAGCCGAAATCCATGCTTCCCCTCTCCTTTGCATCTCCTTATGCCATTCCTTAGCCATAGCCTCATACCTCTGGATCTCTCTCTTCAGTTCCCAGGGATACATTACCTCCTCCCGCTTCCCCGTGAGTCTCTGAAGATACTCCTCTAGGAGTCGCTTGTTCTCATGATAACTGAGGGACGGGTCGAGAATTGCAAAGTAGTCCACTGTGCGGTAGTCTACCTCATACTTCCGGAAGAGGTTGTAAAACTCCGCCCGCATTATACCAGAGCATTTAAATGGTAATTTGAAGTCCTTCGGAATGTCGAACCAGTGCTTGTAACCCTTCCACTCTATGCCCATCGCATCACCTCAAAAAACGAGGGTCTTGAGGACTCGCCTGTATCTCTCGCCGCCGTCGTGGTGAATTCTCTTGACGTGTTGCCTGAGCAGCTTGTCAAGCTTGTCGGGGTCTCGCTCTGGATACCAGGTTCCACCAAGCTCAACAAGCCTGCCCTGGTCGTCAAGCTTGCCAAAGCTAATCCCGCCAAACTTTGTCTCAACGCTTACCACCTGCATCTCTCTACCCCCACCAATTCCTCGGAGTCCAGACAGGTGCGAGACCGCAGTCGCACTTTACCGCTGCACCCATCTTTTTGGTTTGGTCATCTACTGCCCACACAAGTTCTCTGGGGTTGCCACAAACCGAACAAGTCAGAGCCTCGATTTCCTTCAACCTCACCATTTCCTTCCTCACCTCGTTACACAATTTTGTGTTACATATAGGGACAGAAAAATGGCAAAGGTAAAGAATATTGTAATACAAATCTGTGTAACTGTGAGACAGAAAAAATGTCTCCGCTACCACTTCTCAGCATCTTTCAGCGAGATGCCAAGCTGCTTGAGGAAGGTGTTCGCGTCGTTTAGCTCTCTGATTTTCTTTTTGAGCCTAGTGATGACTTCTCTCGATGTGCTCCTCTGTTTCCAGCCCATGAGCTTGGATAACTCTGTCGGCGGTGGGCAAGCTCTGGGTTCTTAGCGAGGATTTTGAGGAGCTCCTTCTCTCTTTCTGAGAAAATAGCCATCGAGTCCATCTCTTGCTCCCTCCATATTTAATTCTTTCTTCCCCATTCTAATCAAACCAGCTCTCCCGCTCTATGGTCACGTAGACCCTTATCCCGTCATCTCCGTCATACCACAGCTCTTGCGATAGTGTGCAGCTCTAAGCCCAAAGCCAAGAGCTTTGAGCGCTGCGTCTATGTCCCTCGCTGTTTCTTTGATTTTCTGCTCTACCGGGGATTTTTCGATGTGTGGGAAAGCGGGGAAGGATACGCCTTTCTGGAGTAGGTCGTCTATTGCGACTGTCCTCTCCAAGGTGTTGTGGAACTTATCCAGGGCTTCGTCTATCGCTGCGAGTTCGTCAGGCTGGTTTACTTGTGTTTTGAAGAGGAGCACCACCGTCTGCTTCATTGCTGCGCCTCCTCAGAAGAAGAATCTTGGAGGAGGACTCGCTCCTCCTCCGTTTCGAGAACTGGACCGGTTAGGTAGTCCGCGCAAATCTCCGCAAGGTGGAGCGGGTTGATCGGCGCTTTCCCGGCTTTCCAGCCCGTGAGCAGTGGATGGATAGCCTGCTGAAGAGTGCAAATGTTGAAGTGGAGGCAGATTGGCTTGCCCTCGGGAGTGGCACAGACCCGACTCGGAGCCTTGGCTCTTCCCATCTGCTTGTAGTCTATTTTCTGCCCCTGCATTTACCTGACCCCCTGAGCAGGAACGAGCACCGTGTGGAGCTTCTTGAAGTGCTGAATCTTGGTCATGTCGGAGCTCTTGGCGTTGTGCCATATCGCCTGAGTTATGTCGTTGTACACGTTCCAGACGGTCTCTGCCTCTGGAACCTCTATCGCCTTGGGCTCCTCAACCTGGAGCCACTCGGGTAACACAGACTTTGGCAGCACTTTGTAAAGCCTTTCGGCGATGCGTTTGTCTATCACTTCCTCGCGCCAGCGCCTGTAGGTCTCAGCCACCTCAAGCCCCTTGTTTATGACCGTCTTGATTCTCGCCTTCAGCTCTTCCCTGTCTATCTCCAGCCCTTTAATGTGCACTCGGTAGTATGATGCCAGCACATTCCTGTCGTCGAAGTCCATGCCTTTGCCCCGGAATCCCATCCAGACCATGTTGGCGCAGGCGTGCCTGAAAGTAAACAAGCCAACGCTGAAGCCCATGCTGCCGTCTATGCTGTTGTGGACCGCATAGCCAAGCTGTATGGTGTCCCCGTCGCCCAAGTCTACCGGCTCGTCCCAGGCGTAGAGAGCGTGGATTTTATGCCCACACTGTATAACGTGCTTGCGCATGCGGATGAACCAGTCTCCACCGAACTCATGGAATGGTTTTGCCCCGAGTTCTGCCGCTACCTCATCTGCTACCTCAACAACCACCTCGTTGGGTAGCAGCTCATACCACTCGCTCACGTCCGCCACGAACTCGCCGTTCTTCAGTATCCTGCGCCGCCCTGTGTCCTGCCCGTTCAGACCCAGGGAAACTACCTGGAGCCCATACTTGCTCCAGGTGTCGTCGATTCCCAAAGCCTCAACCTTTGGCTCCATTCTTCCTCACCTCGTTACACAATTTTGTGTTACATATAGGGGCAGAAAAATGGCAAAGGTAAAGAATATTGTAACACAAATCTGTGTAACAATTGGAAAAAGTGATTTCCCATTTTCGTGGTCGTTTCCCCAAAAAAAGCGATTTACGTTGTCGTTTTCTTAGGTATAATGATATGGGAAGGGGTGAAAAATTGGCATTGCTTTGGCATGGTGAGGCACTATTTTCCTCGTAGCGCAGACTTTTGCTTTGCTTGTGGCTCAGTATTTAGGTGGATACATGCATGTGGCTGAGAGGCCCTGATTTGCCACGTATTGAGAGTTCGTCATGGTGTTGGGAATTCTTTTATCTTTTCTGGGTAGTCCAGGTTGTCTTTGAGGAATACCTTCGCCCCGATTGCTCTAGCGTCGTCGATTAGCTTCTCAACCCACTCCCTTTTTGGCTGGACTGGAGGGTTCGG